AAAGTCCAGCCCCAGCTTCGTGAACGCTTCGGTCTTTCCACTTTCTGCTGCTTGGCCTATTTCCACGCCAAGCTTTTGCACGGCCCCGGTTACGTCATCAATGCCCGATAACTTCGCGGCCATCTGCAACGCTTGCAGCGACTTGACGCCAATGCCGGTGCGTTGTGCCAAGTCGTTCATGGCGTCCACGCCTTGGGCGACATGGGCTGCGTAACTGCCAGCCGCTCGAGCAGCTGACATAAACGCATCGGCGGCCATGCCGATGCCCTTGGCAACCACGGCCCCGATGGCAATGTTCTTGATCAGCGACAGGTCGCTAGACGTTTTGCGGGACTGATCACCAAGCTTGCGGAATTGATTAGTCGCGCTGTTTGTTTGAGAAGACGCCCTTTTTAATTCGTCGTCCGCCTTGTCCACTGCACGATTGAATGTTTCTTGAGAAATTGCCCCGGCGCTTAGCAACCTCGCCAAATTGCGCATGGTGCTGGCGTGTCGTTCTCCTGCCGTCATCACTGACTTGGCTACGTTTGCGCCGTCTTGCATGGTCGCGTTTAGCGCCGCCTCTGCGGCCCTGGCCTCGGCTGCAGCGCCAGATGATTCATGCAGTTGGTCATTCGCTTGGGCCACGGCCCGAGCGTACGTTTCCTCGCTGATCGCACCGGCGTCCAAAAGGGAGGAGAGTTGACTCAGCTCGGCCGCATGCTTTTCTTCAGCGGTCGCCACTGAGTTTGTGACGTTTGCGCCGTCTCGCATCGTGGCTTGAAGCGCAGCCTCGGCAGCCCTCGCCTCGGCTGCAGCGCCCGATGATTCGTGCAGCCGATCCGTGGCTTGTGCAATTGCTCTGGCGTACGTTTCCTCACTAATGGCATCAGCGTCAAGCAAAGCAGATAGTCGTCGTTGTGTTTCGGCAAAGACTTCAGATGCAGACGCATGCTCTTGTGTAACCGACAACCCTTCGCGCTGCATTTGGCTGAGTCGCGCCGCAGCTGACGCAAGGTTTAGCATCTCCGTTTGCATTTGTTCGGCGGAAATGCTGCCGTTGTCAAAAGCTTCTTTAAGCTCTGCGGCACGGGATGCCAATGCCTTAACCGAAGAAGCAGCAGCTGACGCATCTGCGTTAAACGAAGAAAAGTCAATTGCTGAAAGCTTGCTTGCGTCTGCGGACGCTTGAGCGGCTACCTTTCCAAACGACGCAAGAGACGCTGCGGCTTGATTGGCACCCGACACAACGCCGTTCGCGGACATGCTTGCCCGCATCGCCAATGCCAGAGTTGTCGCCATACGTCACCGCTTCAGCTTTGAGAGTTCCGCTGCGATCTGTGCGCCAGTCATTGGCGGCCGTTCAATCGGCATGAAGTCTTCTTCGTTTGGCGGCCTGCCTTTTGTGTATGGGGCCAGAGTCGCCGCCACGATTCGCCCTGTCTGCCGCCAGCCTCCGAGATCCAACGGTGCCACGTACCTGTGCATTGCCAACCAACCCTTGAACTCAGCCACGCTCATCGTGCGGCCAAGCTCCTCAACAGTTCGCCCCAACGTCCCGGCCAGCAGATACACAAAGGCATCCATCGGCCGGGCTAGGAGTTTTTTCCGATGTCCTCAATCTCCTTCTCGTCTAAGTCGTTGTGCCGCTGAGCAATCTTGAAGAGCCGCGCACCAACGGTGCCGCTAAGTCCCTTGAGTTGCTCGCTGGTAAAGAGCGGCTTTCCGTCCGCGTCAACGAGGCACTTGCACAAGTACCGCGTGCGGTAATCGTCAATGCCGTCGCCCTTTGCTCGAAGGCAGGCAAGCTCCCACGCTTGCAACTCGCCCAGCGGCAGCGTGCGAATCCATACGTCGCACTTCCACTCAGGCACGTTCACCTTGAGAGACTGGGACTGATCAGCGGCAAGGATTTCTTCGGCAAGCCCCATGCGTTACTCCGTGATCTTGAACACTGCGGTCCATTCCTGCAGTTCACCCACGCTAGCATTCCAGGCAAGCGATTGAAGGATGGATTTGCTTGAAGTCCACGTCGCACCAGGCGCAATGATTGAAAAAGCGCCCGTGGTCGTGACGTACGACGTATTCATTGACGCTGTGCCACGACATCGCACGGTGACGGTGCCATAGTCGCCGTCTGCGGATCGAAACCGCTTGTCTCGCCCCTGGTAGCTTTTGGGCGTTATCTCAACAACGTCCGACGACACGCCATCAACGGAGATGGAAACCACCTCAGAGAGCGCAGTGCTTCTCCAGGTGACAGTCGTGCCCTGAGCGACAAACGCCACAACGGCCTCCCGTCGTTACGATTGCACTTTGAAGGTGTAGCTGGTTTTGACGAGCTCGCCTACGGCGTAGGCCACGCTCACAGAAGACACCGTGGCGGTGTAGGCCACGCTTGCGAGACTTAGCGTGCCAGTGCTTCCAATCGTCACCGTCGAGCTGGTGGCCGCAAAGCACTCAATGCTGATCTCGTCATCTCGCAGGGCAGGCGTCTGATACAGACGATTCTTGCCGCTGGCAACGCCCAGGTGCGTGAAGTCCAGCAAATCGCCGCCGGGCGTGACGGTGACGCTGGTGACGGTGTAGGTCGAACCGGCAAAAACGAAGTTTGTGCCCTGCGAATCGGCTGGCATCGTGGCTCTCCTAGTAAGTTGCGGGCGGCAAAGCCCTACCCCAAAACTAGGCGACGACGCGGCAACCCTTGCAGTTAGAGGTGCTTGGCCAAGTCGTTCATCTGGGCAGCACGCCGTGCTTGGTCTTCCAGTATTTTCAAGCCGTTCTCTAGGGCTTTCCGCATTTCGCCAGTCAAGTTTGCGGCAATGGCGTCCTTGCTCATGCGGAAAGCTGTTTCGACTGGATGCTGAGCCCCAGTGGAACGCAAGTAAACGGGCGTTGCGCTTTTCTTGAAGAACGCTTTTGGATACGCCGGAGACGTTTTCACCTTCTTGCCGCCCTTAAGAACAAACGGGCCAAGCTTCTTGTAGGAACTAGCGATATAGCCGCCCCGTGCAGACTTCATCTTTGAGTATCGCTCAGCAGTTCCGAACTCAATCCAGAACTGATGAAAAGCCCTGCCTGGGCCTTTCATCACTTTGCCACCGCCCGCTGACTTGCTTTTCCCCGTGCCTGCTTTGACGTACCCAACCACAGCAACGGCTGCACCGTCGCGGGGATACCTTTTCACCATAGTCTTGATCGATCGCCGCAGATTCCCAGTTGGGCCTTTTGGAGTGATCTGCTTTAAGGCGTCCTCGCCGGGTTTTGCAGCACGCCGAAGTCCGGCACCAATAACGGTAGCGGCAATGTTTTTGGGCAACTGCTTGAACGCTTGGCGAAGTTCAAACAAGTCTGGCCCAGTGATTTTGATTGCCGCCTTTTTGTACGAAACGGCCATCACGTCGCCTCGTTGATGCGAAAATCAAACGTCTGCTGTACCGAGTAGTATGGCAGCATCTGGTCATCGGCTGGCATGTCCACGCCGTCAGCCTCGGTCTGTAGCGTGCTTCGCTGAATCGTCACGCCTGCCGTCGTGCCAGTCCAGCCATCCACCGCCAGGCGTACCGCTCGAGCAATCGACTTCACGCTCGTGTATGACGTGCCGTAGGTGGTCAGCTGCAGCGTCACCACGGGGTTGCCGACGTTGCCGGCCAGAGACTGGGGACGCTCTACCGCAGTCCGCTGGTACACAACGAGCGGCAGCGGCGTGCCCTGTGGGGCAATCAGCGGGTATACCCGCGTGCTAATGAGCGAAGAAACGGCTGTCTGGCTCGTCAGGCGTGCGTACAAAAACGCTTCTGGGGCTTCGGGAAGGCTCATGAATCACGCTTCTCCGTGCAGATGATTTCTTGATGCCACAGCCTGTCACGCTCCAGCACTTGCCCAATCTCCAGCGTGCGGTTGCGGTACACAATCCGCATGGCACTCGTGAGCCCGTCTAGGTAGCGGATCTTCACTCGGTGCGTCATAAAGCCCACCGTCTCGGCAAATCGCTCAGTCTCGCGGGCAGATAGAGAATCAACAGACGCCCACACGGTGGCAAACGTGCTCCACGTCAGCGTTGGCTCGCCCACCTCGTTTTTGGTGGTCGTGGCCTGCTGGATTGTCACGCGGGTCCACATGTCACCGGCGCGAAGCGTCATCGGTAGCTACCCCACCGCAGCGTGTCGAGCATCGCCTTGACGCCAAACGGCACCTCAGAAAGCGCCGTTTCCGTGGACGCATCGCGGTTGCTCCACAAGTGGCCCACAACCATTTTGATGGCAGACTTCACGGCAGCCAT